TGGCGGAGAGGTAATCATTGCCCACGCGGTTGTATTCGGCCGGACTGTTGTTCTGCGCTGGCTTCACGCCAAAACCGGGATTGCGAGCCGTCGCCGGCATCACTTGCATGGCATAGCGAGCGCCTTTTGGGCTCACGACCGGCGCGCCCGACGAATAGAAGTCGCGATTGCCGCTCTCGATCTGTCCGATCCTAGTAGCGAAAGCCGCCAGCCGGGCCTGCGCCCGACTGACCTCCCATCCGCAAAATGTCGTCATCGGTCAGTGGCTTCGGTGCTTGCGGATTGACAGTGGAATACGGCATCGGCCCGTAGGTGGTCATCACGATCGGGTCAGTCTTGCTGCGAAGGAACTGCTGAGCGGCGTCCGGCCCAAGCTTGCTCGCGATGTAATCGTAGTCCGCTGAGGTGTCATTGTTTACCGGCTTAGGATGGGCGATCTCATAATCGTATTGCGACCGCCAATCCGTATTTTTGTCCGCCCGCTCGCGCTGATACTGCTGATCTTCCTGCTGCATCTTCTGGCGCTGCATAACGGCACCCAAGAGCCCTTGGAGAAGCATCGGGTTCTGGCGCGAGACGAGCCCAGCAAGACCGAACGCCAGCGCCTCCTTCAGCCCGAACTTGCCACCACCGAACATACCTGAGGGCTTCTTGAACTGCGGCAGATTGTCGGCCTGAAGCGGTGGCGCGCTCAAGATCGACGCGACTTGTGGATTCGCCAAGTCCATTATGCCATGCTCCCCAACGCACCGTAGTTTACGGCATCAAAGCCCTTGCCCCGATAGTTCTCGACGTAGGCCCACGGGCGAAGCTGCTTCACTTCATCGGCGATGACCCCGCGCGCTCGCTCGCCATTGGGCTCGGCTTTCCAGTTCCATGTGTAGATTCCGAGGCCGTCCGATGCCTCACCGATCTTCTCGATGTTGGTCTTGAGCTTTCGGTCGGACGCGAGGATGGACGCCGAGCCGATCGATGCCGCGGCGTTGAGAAGGTCGTTGCCCCAACCTCCCGGCTGCTTGCCGGTTGTCGTTCCAGAACCCCCAGCGAGGCCGATGATCGGGCTGAGCGCGCCGATTCCAGCGTAAGGCAGCGTTCCCGCCGTCTGCGCGGCAGAGAGATATGGCGCGACGCCGGCAAACTGTGAGCCATAGAGCGCCGGAAGGAGACTTGCCGCGCCCTGCTGGTTCTGCCGCTCTTGCGCATAATTGCCGTAGCGAAGATTATTTTCCGCCTTCGCAAGCTCGCTAGTCAGGACGCCCGCGTGCTGGGTTCCGAGCGATGCCCCGGACTTAGCGAAGAGCGAATTGACCTGATCGCCAACGTCCGCGTTGGTTTGGTGAACCATTGCGTCGAGGAAGGGGTTGGAATTGAGATACTTTCCTCCGAGAACATCCATCGCATAGCTGTTGCCGGCGTTGAGAAGCGGGCTGTCGCCAAACGCCTTGCTCGCGAGACCGGGAAGCTGCGCGCCGATGCCCGAGGCGATCGACTGAAGATTGCCCTGATTGCTGCCAACGACATCGCGCACGGTCCCGATCGAGCCGAGGATGTCACCCTGCGCGGGCTGCCACGGCGTCGTCGTGGTCTTCGTTTTCGTGCTCTTCTTGCCCATCAGTTCCCCAATTCCCGAGCGTAGAGGTATTGATCCTCCACCTCGCCGCACACTTCCCACCCAAGGCGCTTGAGTTCTTTCGACCAGCCGCGCCGCCCAATGGCCGTCAGGCGCGTGGCTCCCGCCGCCGCTGCCGCAGCCCCAATTCTTCGATCCAGTTCAGCTAACCAGCGGTGACGGTCCCTGCCGCCCACCAATTTGACTTCCGCGTATCCGTCACGGGACATCCACGCCGTAGCGCACGCCAGAAGCCCGTCAGATGCGATTACAGCCCAAAGAAGCTCGTCTGGTTCCCAAACAGCCAAAAAATCCCCGCGCGCTCTGGCGGGCTCTAAAAGCGCCTTGGCCTCGTTCCACCGATCCCAATTCAGAGGATCGGTAACGACGCCGATTTGCACCTAGGCGACTTCGTAAATCGTCATTGACGACAACATGACGCCGCCGAGAGTCTGCGATCCGGTCTGGTTCAGAACGGTCGAAACCGATGACGATCCAGGCCCAAAGCGGGCTGCTATCGTCTGCGCCGAGGTAGAGCCCGGCACATACTCATAAATCAACGGAACCTGTCCACTGCCAGTCCCGGTCGTTAAGTAGGTTGCATTGGCCTCGACCGCATCCGTCCCGCCATTAATGAAAAGTGCCCCGACAAAGAATGCCGCCGAGGCACATTGCCCCTTAAGCAGGACTTCCACCCTAACTCGCGCCGTGCTGCTGGTCGGCGTGAATGAGGCGGTGAAAGCCTCCGTGCCCTCGGTGATCTGGGGCTTGGTGCCATCAACCGGGATTGATGTCGTGGAAGTGCTGTTGGTGAGCGTGGTCTTGAACAGGCGGTTATTGCTTGCCGCCGCCGTAATCCTGCCCTTGGCGTCAACCGTGATGTTTGGCCGATTGTAGGTTCCCGCGGCGACGCCGGAATTGGCCAATGTCGCCGCGAATGAACTCGTTCCCGAACCCGTCACGTCGCCGGTTAGCGTAATCGTTTGGTCGCCTGAGTTGGTGCCAGTCAGGCCCAAGTCGGTTTTCAGTGTCGCAAGCGTCTGAACCTCGGGAGCGCCCGAGCCAGCGGTCTTGCGATAGAACACGGTCGAGGTGGCAACATTGGCTTGCATCGCCAGCGTGACCTTGCCGGCGCCGATCGTCGTGGTAATCGCGCCCGTGCCTGAGCCGGCCACATCGCCTGACAACGTAATGGTCTGATCGCCGCTGTTCGTTCCCGTAAGCCCGAGATCGGTCTTCAGGGTAGCAAGGGAATTGACTTCCGGCGCTCCCGATCCCGCCGTCTTTCGGTAAATCAGTGAGGCGGTCGCCATGTTCGCCATCTTGGCCAGCGACACAACACCGTTGTCGATGGTCAGGACGGTTCCACTGCCAGAAGCGGTGATGTCTCCGTAATCACCGTCCGCAAGGCCCGAACCGCCGCCGCCTGCGGTCAGTTCAAACCCATCCTCGCCAGCCGTAACCGAAAGGACATCGCCCGCCATGCCCGTAAGGTCGAGGTCGGCAATGCTCTGAAGGTTGGTCGATGCGTCCTGCTTGCCGGAAATAAGCTGGTTGATCGCGTTCGCGACCCGCCTGACCCACTCAGGAAGGTTGGATGACGTAACCGGGACGTTGAGGATCATCGCCGCCCGCCACCCGCAAGCATGTTCAGATCCAGCCCCTGAAAATACGACCAAGTCGTAGCGGCGGCGATTGCGACCGAGGGCCGGACATATCGTCCCGACACCCGGCAATCGATGTCGCCATTATCCTGAAGCGTGGCAAAGCCGTTCGTCCGTCCCGTATCGCCCAAACGGGAGCGGGCGGTCATTGTTACCGTCACCCCGTCTGTTGCGTCAGTCAGTGGGCGGATATTGGAGATCCGGCTTTCCCGGCCCTGCACAAGCTCCATGTTCGGAAGCTGGAAGGAGGCGGGAAGATTGTCCCCGGTCATCGTCCCGACCTTGTTCGACGAGCTCACCGCCAGAAGCAGCGGGACGCCGCCCATGAACTCTGGCGAATCCAGGCTCGGCGTCATCGCGTCCATGTCGGGATAGATCGCGTCGAGGTCTTCGAGCGTTAGCCCTGCGGTATAGCCGTTAAATGCGGCCCGAACGTCCCATGTCTCGGTTGACCATTGATCGGTCTGCCAGTTGTAGTTCCAGCACTTACCGGGCATGCACCACTTGACGATGTTGTTCAGCGGGTCGATCGCCGCATAGAGAAAATCGTCAATGTCCTGTCGGGTGTAGGCTTCGGCGAAAGTCCGGTCGATGCGTTCGGCGCCAATCGGCTTAACGTCGTTGCCATCGGTCAGCATGAACCCACGATCGGACAGGAAGAACACCAGCCTTCCCGCTTGAGCAATGGACCCAGCCGCCGAACATCCGATGTTCTCGCTGATGACGTCCCACTGCCACACAGTAGGCACGCCCACATAAGACATGCGCGTGATCTGCGAGCGCTGGAACACCAGCCCGTATTCGCCGCCGGCAAGCCCCGTAATCGGCCCGCCTGACAGCATCGGCTTGCTGCCTGATTGGTTAGTGCCAGGCGTCCATTGCGCGCGATCCTCGAAACCTGACCACGTAACCGTCTGATCCGCGGCGACAACGACGAAATCACGAACTGTCGCGCAGAAATCACTGTCCGGTGGCGAGCCGGCCAAAGCTGCTGCGGTTCCGGTCAGCAGATTGATGTCCACCGGAGCTGAGCCGTTGGCGGCAATGGCGTGGTCGTTGAACTGCGTGAAATACCAGCGCCCGGCGGTCAGCGTGCCGAGGATCGATGTCCACGAAAGAGTATTATCGAACTGGTAAAGGTCGGTCGCGGTCCCAGCGAGAAGCTGAACCGTGCCATCCGATGCCGTGAAGCTCGCCCCGCCCTGAAACAAATCGGGCAAAGCGTCGGTCATTTCGTCAAATGCTTTGATCGGGCGATAGCCGTCAGGCGACGGGTATACGTTGTCCGCGATCTGGAGGCCCTGCTGGAGGTGGTTGGGCTTGTCGGGCTCCAGCGGCCCGAAGATCAGCCTCATTCCGAAACGCTGGCCCTAAGCCGGAGAGGTCCGCCATAGCGCTTCTTGTTCGCAAATCCCATGAACTCGGAAATCGCCTCGTCCCAGGCGTTCTTCCACAACGGAATGCGGTCATCATCCCAAATGAACGCTTCAGCCATGACCAGCGAGCCCCATAGATAGAGGCTCGGATGCGAGGCGATCAGCCAGTTGGTCTCGTTGTCCGACGAGATCGGGTCGAGCTTCTGATAATAGGTCAAGACCGCGTCATATTCGGCATCTGGCGCCGGACCGAACACGATCGATCCGCCCGACAACGCATAAACCTCGGGCTGCCCCGTGATCTGCTGCGCGTATTTCGTGCGGAGCGTCCCCAACGACACCGCCTGAAGCTCGGCGCGCGGATCCGTATTGAGATACAGTGCCCGCGCTTCGAGAAAATCTGTCGGAAGGTCGATCGTCTCTCCCGTCGTCGAGAGAGTAACCGTCGTTTCCATGTCGAGACTACGCAAGAGCCGGTTAAGCCGCTCCTCGCAAAGCGCAATGAAGTCCGGAATCTTGCTGTCGAGGTCGGATCGGTTCAACCAATCGCCGATCGACCCCACAAGACCGGAATAAGTGACAATGCCGGTGCCAACCGATGTCCCGGTCCCGACTGGAACGACAATCGGCATCAGGCGGGCTCCTTGAACTTGTCGAATTCGGTGCGCTTGAACTCAAGCCACTTCGCCTTGTCCTTCAGCGCGTGTGCACAGGTAAGGATCTGTTCGGAGATGTGGCCGACGACCCATGAGAGGTCGTGATCGACGTAAACCGGGATTCCAGCCTCGCGAATGAGCTTGAAGAACCCGACATCCTCGCCGGTAAAACCAATCCCGTTGGGTTTGAACTCGAACAGCGGCCAGAAATGCTCCTTGCCTTGCTCGACCGCCTTTTGCTCCAGGACGGAGAACAAGCGCATGTCGATTAGGCAGAAACCGAGGCCGAGATGCGAGACTTCCTCGATCCCATTGCCGTCTTCGGTCCACACCAGCTCCGTAACGCCATCAACCTCTTTCGAGGCGGTCGGGGCAGTCGGGCTTATGCGGCGCGAGTAATTGCACCCGACAACCGGGAGATTGTGCGATAGAAGGATCAGTAGGGCATCGCGCGGAAACACATGGTCCGCGTCCATCCACAGCATGTAATCCGCATCCCAATGTATTGCCTCGGCAACGAGCCGGTTGCGATTCTCAGGCAGGATCGAGCTCGAAACAACGAACGTCTTGATCTCGGGCCTGACAATCTCCCCGGCCCATTCAATCTTGGCCGACATCGTATGAACGATCATCTCGGCCAGGCAGGCGGTGAACTTGGCCTTCGTGTCCCCGTATGACGGGATGCACAGGGCGATTTTCAAAAGCCGTGCACCTTGTAAACCGGATGCTCGGCCATCCACTTGCGCCACGCCTTCGGATCGTCCGCCCAGCCTTCAACGAAAGCCTTGTTCAGGTCAGCTTCGGGGATGAACCCGGCCAGCCTGAACTCTTTGCCCGGCGTTTCGTAGGACAATGCTCGGGCGCGGGCGGCGATGTGTTGGGTGTCCTGCCGGCTCTCAACGAGCGTCTTGCCGTCTTCCTCGTGGTAAATGGTGACGCGGCGGGACTCGGCGATCGAGTCGAGCAGAGCCTTCGCCATTAGTCCTGCTCGACCTCCAGAACGACCGTGAACACCTCGGCCGAAGTCGGCGTGTAGGCGGCGCGGGCCTCAAGCAAGCCGTAAATCTTGTTGCTGCCGTCAGAGCGATAAAGCATGTCAGTCGTCGCCTGTCCTGCGGCGCCGTCGGTCGCGGCCTGGCCAACGGTGATGTCCACCGAGCCGATGTATTTGAGCGCCTGGTTGAACGAGATCGCGCCGTTGTCACCATTGGCAACCGTGGGCGAAGCGCAGAACAGATGCAGACGGAAGGATGCGTTAGTCGTGCTCGTGTTTGACGTGACGAGCTTGGCGCGGCGAACGCGGCTCGGCGCGATAGGCGACAGCGAGGCATTGGCGAAACCCAACGGAGTAACCGAGCCGGCGGTGGTGTTGTTGGCGACGAGATCGCCGGAAGCATAAGCCGTAGTGTCGGCGGGTCGCGTGAAGCTCGCGGCCACCAAGTCGTGATTGTGTGGAACGCCCATTCTCGGACCCTTTGAGTTAGGCCCGATGACGGGCCGTTAGGTTATGTGTGACCAAGTCTTGCCGGTGCGGATGCGCCAGACAGCGCAATGCTTGACGCCGAACGCCTCTGCGATCTCCGTCGCCGGTATCTCACCGTGTCGCTTGATGAAGCGAACCGCTGCCTCGTTGAGCTTTGACAGCGAACTTCTTTCCCCGCGTGGCGCTTGGAAGCGGTGCCGCCCCTTCTGCATCATGTCGCGGGCGTTTTCTTGGTGCGTTCCTAGCTTCAGATGCGCCGGATTGACGCAAGCTCGGTCGTCGCACGTATGCATGACCACCATCCCTTTCGGGATTGGGCCACAATGTAACTCATAGCTGACCCGGTGAGCACCGATGCTCCCGGCCCTAAACTTCCCCCGGCCAATCAGCCCGTATCCTGTGCCTTTGGACGTTGCCCCAAGCCATTCCCAACATTCCTCTGGGTCGCTGGGATCGACCTTTGTCCAGAACCTTTCGGCTATTGGCTTTGGCTGACCTACTCCGGGGTGCCAGCGCTTACCGCTCCGGCGCTCATAATTGTAATGAGCATTGCACAGACCTCTGGCGTGAGCCTTGGCCTCGCAGCTTTCAATAGAACAAATGCGCATCCGTCACTCCGCCAAACCAGTAAAACTGGAGTAGCAGAATGACGGAGGCGCGACAAGAAATAATCTTGCCTATAGTTAACCGGTAGTATCCGCGATCATCGCGTGTGCATCCGGTGCCCGCATTTCCAACGTATACTCGGAAATCAGGTCCCTAGTCACGGCGTCACCCACGCGGCCGAGCTCCTGCGGCTCGAAGGCGCGGAGATACGAAACCGCAACCTTGTCGGTGTCCACGACATACACGTCGCGACCGCGCTGCGTGCGGCTCGGAACGACCTTGAGATCACCGAAGTCCGACACGTAGATCGACGCCGCGCCGAGCACCTGGTTGCTCGGAATCTCCGACTTCGACAATGAGCGGCCCGAGAAACCCGAGAACACCTGCTTGTTGGTCGGCGACACGAGGACAAGGCTAGGCTCGCCACCATCGGTGAACGCGTCGAGGATCGCATCCTTGAGCAGCGTTTCCGAGAAGGCGCGAAGGTCGCCGGCAGTGGCGTCGGTCGAAGCCGCGGTTGCAGCCGTCGAGTCCGCGCCGCTCGCGCCGCGCGATCCGTTCGAGCTGATCCAGGCGTTGAACGAGCGCAGGGTGCGAGCGGTCGTGGTGTTGCCCGCATTCTGGCCGGTATTGCCCAGCAGGATCGCTTCCATGTCCTTGCGGAGCACGAGGCTCTTCTTGGACATCTGGAAAGCCATCAGGTCGTCGATGCCCGCCGGATTAACCGCCCGCTGCGTGCCGGTGACAGTCGCATCGCGCGAACTGATTTGGCAGTAGTTGGACTTACGCGCCGGGTTGGTCGAAGCGGCACGCGACAGCGCATCGCCTTCGAGACGAGCATTCGAGGTGTTGACGGAATCGAGCGAGTCGAGCGACCACTCGTGGAGAACGGCAGTGGCCTTGGTGCGCGGAACCGCCGACATGAACGGGGTGTCGATCGGACTGATGCGATACACGGCATCGGCCAGGTCTTCCCGGTTGGTCGTCACGTCATAGGTGGCGACCGCGTTGGTAACTTTCGTCACTTTTGGGTATCCTTAGGTGAAGAGTTTGAAAGCGGCGGCACCGGCTTCGATGCTGCCGTCGCGGGACAACCTCTCCAGAACTTTCTTCCTGCTTGCTGCTTCAACCGCGCTCTGCGACGTGGCTACGCCTGGACGCACTGGCGGGGCTGACGGCTTGGCTGCCTTGGGAGCAACCTTGCCTTGCGCCGCCTTCATCTTGTCGTATTGCTGAGCCTTCCACGTGAGGTGGAGCTGAGCCGAAGTGACGCCCTTTGCGATCTCGGGATCAGTAAAGACGTATTCGGGAATGCCTTGGGCAATCGCATATTGGACGAGCGACTGGATCGCCGGCCCCTGTTTCTGGGCATCGGCGAGGTCGGGAACGTCTTTCAGCAACAGCGGGCGGGTGCGGGCTTCGATCTCTTCGAGCGCCTGACGTTCAGACGCCTCGGCCTCACGCTGAAGCTGGGCGAGCGCTTCTTCGCGCTGCTGCTTCACATGGGCGATGATCTCGTTCCCGCGCTCATACTCGGCTTGAGCAAGATGATATGCGTCCGGGTTGTAGTCGCCGGACTGCGGATTGAGCATTGAGATAGGGGGCCGTTGCGGTTGGATCAGTCCGAGGACCACATCCGCCGCTTCGGCGAATTTCTGGCGGTTGTTGTTTGCCTCGGTGATTACGGCCTCGTTGGCCTTCCTCACGTTGGCGGCTTCCTGGAACTTGGCGTTGACTGCGGCTTCGCGCTCTGCCTCACGTGCGACGATCTTCTCGCGCACCGGGGCTGGGAGCGTTTGCCACTCTTCGGCCAAGTCTGCGGGCCATGAAGGCGGAAGCTCGACTTCGGGCTGGGCCTCTTCGGCTGCCTCTTCCGTCTCGCTCGTTTCTTCCTGGCTCTCCGCCTCTGCGTCGGATTCTTCCTCGGCTTCGGCTTCGATCTCTTCGGTCTTGACGAACTTACCGTCAGGTCCGCGCGGGCGCTCCGGTGTTTCGGGAACGTCCGTCGAAAATGTCTTGAAGGCGTCGGCTGCGGATTCGAATTGGTCCGCGACCGTTTCTCCTGCCGTTTCCGGCTGGGGAGTGTCAGTCATCGTTCACCTATGCGTGAAAAGGCCCCGTGGGCCGACTAATCGCGGGCGTGCCCCGCGAAACTCGCTAGTTTCTGCCGCAGTCCCTTGAGGTGGCGCAGCTCGTTCCAAAGCCGATCGCGCTTCCTTGGGAGCCAGCAGGCTTCCCACTGGGCGCGAATATCGTTCTCAAGCGCTGCCCAGCCTTCCTGGATCGTCGCGTCTTCCATCAAAACCTTGGCGGCGTATGCTCGGGCGCGGCGATCCTCAGGCCTCATCGCGGCCAAAGCCAATTGGAGCTTGTAGGCGGTAAATCGAATATCCGCTCGCATCGACGAGTCCGGTGTCGATCTCTTTCGCGTCATCCACGCTCAAGCCCGGCAGAAGCGCGTCTGGAGCGTCGGCCCATAGCGGAGTTTCGACGTATAGCGGCTTGGCAGCGCGAGTGACGTAGCGCGTCACTTATCCAACTCCCCACCTGGACGATTGGCCTTCAGATCGCTCTCACGATCACGCCGGGCAGCATCGCGCTCGGCCTGACGCTCGGACAGCGCCATCTTCCGCTCGGCCAGTTGCGCTTCCATGTGCAACCGCTGCTCGTTCATGGCGATCTCGGCCTGAGCCTTCTCGCGCTCCAATTGGATCTTCGCCGCCGCTTCCTCGCGGGCCAGTTCCGCCTTGAGCTGGCTTTCCTGCTGCTGAAGCTGGAGCTTCGCGGCCGACTCTTGTGCCTTTGCCTGCTGGTCCATTTGCTTCATCTGAAGCTCGGCCATCGCCTTCTGCTCTTCCGGCGAAGGCTGCTTGGGCTTCTCGACCACGTTCCCCTGTTCGTCGCGTTCCGGCTCGATCAGGAAGTCGTCGATGTTCTTGATGCCGGCGGCGGTGAACTTGCGCTTGACCGCGTTGTAAACCGTCTCCTCGTTGATGAGGGTCGAGTAAGGCGACTGCTCAAGCAGTGCGTAAGTCTGAAGCACCGCGTCGGCCGATGCGATCTGCTCGGCCTTGTTGCCCATGCCGAGACCAACCGAGATCGACAGGTCCATGTCCGCGTTCCACCCGCGCGGGTCCATCTCGACCCACTTGTTGCGAAGGCGAATGACCCTTGACCGCGGCTGATGCGCAATCAGCATCTTGAGCATCTTGCGGAACAAGTCCTTGATGCCCGTCTCGGCGAAGATGCGCGCGATCAGCTCCGCCCGTGCGTTACGGCCGTCTTCCATGATCGCCGACTGGGTTGCGGTGATCTGCCCGGCCCGATCCAGCGCGTCGGGGTCCATGCCCTGACCATGCTTCATAATGCCGGTGCGCTGCTCGGCCTGCGAGGCGACATATTCGAGCATCGGGAACGACTTGTCGGCCACGAACGGAACGGAAAAGTCGCTTAGTTGAGATGCGTCCTTGGCAAGAATGACCGCGCCGGGCGAGTCGTCGATAATGCTGTCCGTGGTCGAACCGTCCGACCGTTCCGCACCTTCGCCGATGACCGGGCGGGGATTGTTCGACAGATAGAGGTTGTCGAGCGTCTGCCGCCACAAGACCGTGGCAATGCGCTGCTCATCGATCACCTGGTCGGCCAACGACTGCCCGTAAATCTTGTGCGGCATCGGCACCGGACAAAGACGGGCGAATGGAGCCGCCTCGGTTTCCTCGTTGAACAGGATAACGCTGTCCGAACGGATGACGTGGCGGAGCTCGGAAACTCCGTCCCCGTCATAGTCGATCAGGACATACTCATCGTTGACCTGAACCATCTCGCGGCTTTGACCGCCGGGCTGCTCCATGTTCGACGAAGCCCATTCTTCGTCCTGGTAACGCGCCTGGGCGCGAGTGTCGTCGATGTAGGTCGAGGACTTCGACAGGCTCTCGACCACCTTGGGATCAAGACCCATTTCGATCAGCTCGGAACGGGTCTTGTTCGTGACCTGAGCTTCATAAGGCGCAATCCGACCCGGCCTCGCATACGGACTGATGCGATATTCCTCAGGCGGGACGTTCTCTACGCAAAGCTTTCCGTCCACGTGGCGCCGCTTGATGTCGGCGGTGTAAAGCCCGTTTTCGTCCGGGCCATAGATCGCAACCGCATCGCCGCTCTGCTGAAGGTCGGCAGCCTGCGTCGGATCGACGTTCTCGACCCGCTCGACGACCTCGCGGCTGTAATCCTCCCAATAGACCTTAACGATGCCGAGCTTTTGAAGCAGCGCGTCCTTAAACCAGTCGTGGAGGACGAGGAACCCGTTGTTGTCGTTGTGAAGGACGAAGTTCACATATTCGGTCGCCTGGCGGGCAACCTCTTCGTCCTCTGGGCCGCGCGGCTCGAAACTGACCGTATCCTCGGACGAGACAAACGGCTTGAGGATCGCCGCCATTGCGTTGTCCACGGTGATCGCCACCGTCGCATCGACAACCTTGGATCGGCCAGCCTGCTCGTCGCCATATGGCCGGCGATAGTAGCGATCGAGCGCATTGGCCTGCTCGGATGCAATCTCGCTCTCGAAGTAACCGATCGCCCGCATTTCATGCTCGGCAAGGTGCGCCGCGAGTTCGGCGTCAGACATGGCTCCGCCGCCCGGAAGATCGTCTTCCGGTTGGGGCGCGTAAGCTGTTGCCATGCTAGTCCTTTAAGCGAATTGCTTGTTCCAGCCTGGACGCCGGGCGGGGATGCGCTTCGGAGCGACTGGAGAAGCGGGACATCCAACGGCGTAAGTCTCTAGGCTCTTGTAGCCGTGGCTAAACTCGTCGTGCCGCGGCTTGTCCTTGAAGACGCTAAGCTTCTCGTCCCATTCCTTGCGGTAGTTGTCGAGGCAGTCGATCAGGCGAGAACAGCGCTCCTCATCGATCCAGACCTGAGCCAGAAACGCTCGGCTGGCGTCGATACCGTGGATTTCATCGGGAATGCGGCCCACCACCTCCCACGGCCTGATTCCGGCCTCTTCCGCCTTCTGCCGGCGTGTGTCCGCCGTCAGGCCAAGCATCCGATGCTCGATGTCGTGGGGACCCCAGTGCCTCCCGTAGTGATAGCCCTTCTCGGATAGGACTTTGGCGTAATGCGACCAGCCTTCGCCGGAGTTTTCGTAGTAATCGATCGCTCGGCGCTCCATTCCGACAGTCTGCCAGAATGTGATTGTCATACTGTCGTTGACGCCCAGATCCCATGACGTATCCACGGGCGCATCAAGGATCGGGATGCGGCAAATCCGCTTCTCAACCCGCATCTTCGACATTTGCTTGGCGAAATAGGCTCCCTCGACCGACGCCTCGAACGCCTCGTCAGGAGTCGAAGGGAACTCCCGCTTCATGTCGTCGTCTTGCTGCTCGGATTTCTTCACATACCAGGCGCGTTGCTGGCGAGTGAGCTCAACGCCCTTCCTGACGAGCTCCTCGAAATAATCCTGCTGTTCGCGGGTTTCTCCGACCTCTTCCGAAAGGCGGTATTTGTCGTCGAGATACCAACCAAAGAAATGAAACTTGAAATCCAGCGTGGTCAGCACCGCTCCGCTCTTAATCTTGTCCTGCGCCTTCTTGCAGAGGTCGTAAAAGTGGCCGCTATGCCCCTCAGCGGTCGATTCAATCCTGATTTTTTGTCCGACATGAACCGTGTTCAGTGCGCCGGATTTAACCTCGCGGGCCTTCTCCGGAAACTTAGCACAGAGCTTGCCGTATTCAGAGACATGCAGCCGCTGAAACGTGCCCGACCGCAGCGAAGTGCCGACACGGATACTCGATCCATTCCCGAATCTAAGCTGCCGCGTTGAATCCTGGGTTGCCGGAACCGCCGCTTTGAACTCGTCGGGCAGGCTGTCGTAAGCGAACCGGATCTTGTTGTTGAAAAACGCCTCTGCATCCTCGCGATTGTGGGCGATAACGCCGGCCGCGATATTTGGAGTGAACAGGCAGTCGTCCAGATAGTCTAGCTGGATGACGGTCGTGAACCCTAGCTGGCGGGCCTTCAGTAGAAGGTCAAACCCGTGCTGCTCGGTCAGAAACTTCTCTTGCAGCGGGCGGAGCTGAAACGGGATCGCCGCGCCGTTCTCGTCCTGGATCGTGTAGAACCCGCCCCTTAGTCGCGCCAACTTGTCGGGCCAGCGGTCGGCACAGCGGTCTAGGAAGTCAGGCCCAGCCACGCCTTGGCCTTATCGCTCATCACAGTCAGATCGACTTCGTGCTTCTGCGCCTTGTTGTCGCTGAAGGCGTTGCTCAGCTTACCGAGATACCAGCGGTCGGCATCAAACGCCAAGCGGCCCTTGGCGGCGTCATCGGCAGTCTGAGCCTTGATCCGCGCTTGCTCTGCTAAATGATGAAAACCATCCTCTCGCGCGCGTGTAACTGCCGCATCGAAGTCAGAATCATCATTCTGCCAACGCTGAACGGTCGAACGATTTGGCATTCCCGTGTCTTTGCAGATCGAAAGGAGGCTTCTGCCCTTTTCCAGCTCGTCAATAATAGCCTGGCGAACGTCGTCCACGGTCCCTCGCTTTCCGCTGTCTCTCGACTGGGCGGTTTCGGGTCACTTGATGAAGTTTCGGATTTGCTCGCCGGTCATCGGAAGCCAGCGCTTCCAGAATTGCCATCGCTTGGGATTGCGCTCGAAACCGAACATCCGCCCGGCCATTCCATCACATGCTGTTGCCAGCTCAGCTTCGGTCACGAGTAGCCAGCCAGATCGAGATGCACTCGAATGCAACCACGCCGGCAGAAACCAGCATCGATGCGGCAATGAGCTCGGCAGCCTTGAGGGCTATCCTACCAGCGGTAGTCGTCACGGGTTTCGTCATTCGCGTGCATCGGATGCGGCAGAGGTGGTAAGTGCCTCGCCCACAGTCGGCCGATCGTCTCGGTTACGTTCCACTTGCGGCTTAGCTCGGTATCCCACCATGCCCGGTATTTGACGGGCGGTGAGAACCAGATCACCTCTTGCCGCGACCCTGGATCAGCTTGTTCCACAACTGGTCGAGCTGGCGGATGTCCATTTCCTCTATCCGCTGGCCGTCATACTTGACGCCGCCGAACCGCTTTTGCGCGGTGTGGAACATGGTCGCCGCGATCTGCCGCTGCTCGCCGGCGGTCCCGACGTATCGAGTGGCGGCTTCGTAGCAAAGCGCAGCCGCTACGTCCTGAAGCGCACTTGCGATCTCGGACGCGATTTCAGACACCGGCTTACTCCCGATGATTGCGGCTTTGCGAGCTCGTGAACGCGGAGGCATGATGTCCTCCTGAATAAAGCCCGCCAGTCAGTTGCGCTTGAGTGCCGTGCTTTCGCTTCTCGGTCGGCTTCAGAGGCTGTGCTGGCGGGAACCGCGCGCAGTTCAACGTTCGCTTGGTGGAGCGTCAGGCTTCGGCGCGGGAAATCGGTGCACTCCGGCGCACGATAGGCGCAATTCGGAGCATTGCATTTCGCATAGCAGAAAACAGTGCGCTTTGCAAGAACTTTCTTTGCCCGCGATCGACGGTTCGCGGAACCTCAACGACTGGCGCTCGTTCGA